TGATTGATTTCACCGACGCAAGATCCCCTCCGGTGTCTTCCGCGACTACGCCGTAGTCGGTCTTGACGTTACCGTCGTAGTCCAACAGCCCGGAAATATAGGCCCGGGGTTTCCTGGCCCAGTTCAGGGGCAGCGAGTAACTGCCGCTAGCTCCGGACCAGACCCCCACGGCTTCCAGCCGCGCCTTGTTGGCCAACAAGGTCAGCTTGGGCAAGGTCCCGGCACCGGCGGTGACCACCTTGGCCAGGAGCATGTCGATGCAGGTGGAATCGAAACCGCCTCCGGAGGCGCCGGCGGCGCCCTTGAGCACAGGGGGAACGGCGTCGTTGTCGGTGCCCTTTTGCAAGTAGCAGCCCAACGCCCCGCCCATGACCTGCATGCGCAAGAAATAGGTGCTGTTGATCTCCAGGTCGGGGGAAATCCAGGGCACGCTGTACAGCGCCCGCGGGCGGGCGGTGATGCCCACCAGGGCTTCTTCGCCCAGGCTGACCAGCACCCCGCCGGGCACCATGACCGTGCCGCCCGCCGCAGCCGTACCCGGTGTCACCGCGATACGCCCGTCGGCCGTGGCCACGGTGGGAAAGGCCAACGCGGCCAGGGGCTGGGCATCCTGGGCCAGTACGCTCTTCAAGGCCCTGAGCAACTGGTCCGATTCGCTTTCGGCTGGCGTGATGCCCGCCGCACGAATCACATTGAGCAACTCCTCGGTCACGCCATTGCCCCAGGCGGCGGTGATCAACGAGCCGGGCGTCCCGGTCAGCGGGTTTTCGTCGGCGAACCGGCCGTTGACCAGTCCCGCGCTGGGCACACTTCTGGGAAAGTCCATTACCTGCCCTCTAGTCGTAATTGATATGCACCCGGGTATGGGCCGGGGCGCTGCGGTGGATCAGGCACTCCAGGGCCGATCCGGGGTTCATGCCGAAGCGTTCGCCCCAGTAGCTGGCGCCGTAGCGCCGCCCGAGCAGCAGCCGGCCGCCGGTGTTGAGCGTCCACATGAACTGCGCCTGCCAGGTGCCGAAGTGCGCCGAGCCGAAGCGGGCGCGGCCCATGCGCGGAGCCTCCAGCTCGGTAATGGTGGCGTTGGGGTAACCCTGGCTGCGGGCGATTTCCACGTAGTAGCTCAGCGCCTGGCTACCCACCGCCAGCAAGCGCCGGCGCACCGCCAGGCGGCGGTCGTCGAACAGCGGCGTGGCCCCCAGGCAGGGGTCGGGCAGCTCCATCACCCGCTCCCAGTCCGGCACCAGTTCGCTGACCCCGGCCGGGTCCATCTCGTTGAGCAGGTCGGCGGCCCGGGCATCCAGGCGCGTCAGTTCCTGGGCGATGCCTTCGAGCACCTGCTCCAGTTCCGGTACGTGCTCCGGGTCCCAGGCCGGGCCGCTGGGCAGCAAGCTGCGCAGTTGTTCCTGGTACTGGGCCGCGCTTCTCATTCCAGCCATACGCAACCTCCGAAGGTCAGCAGCTGGTTGTTGGCGGCCGGTACGTCGGCGCTGGGCGCCATCAGCTTGTGGTCGTTCTCGCCGGTGGCACTGCTGATGGCTTCGGCGATATGGGTCAGCAGCAAGGTTTCGCCGAGACCGGCTTCACGGTGGTGCAGGTCGCGCAACTGGGCTTGCACCGCAGCGCGCACGGCGCTGGTGTCCGGGCTCAGGCGCAGGCGGTAAGTCACCGGCTGCTGTACCGGGGCCAGCACGTGAACCTCGGCGGTCACCGGCCGCAACGGCTCGATATGCGCTTGCACCTCGGCCAATTGCGCAGCATCCGGCACCGGGTGCGGATCATCGTCACGCATCACGAACAGGCCCACGGTGCCCGGCCCGAGGTAGCTGCCGCGGCACCAGGCGCGGGTCACGCCGGGGCACTCCAGAGCCCAGGTCTCGTAGTCCTGGGCCGAGCCGCCGTGGGGAATGACCCGGTACGAACGGATCACCCGCGAGCGCAGCGACTCCAGGCTCTCGCGCGCGACGCCGCCCACCAGCCCTGGCGCCAGCACCGTGAAGCTGCCGCTGATGCCCTGGATCGGCTGCACCGGGATCAGGCTCAGGCCGGCCTCGGCATTGCCCAGGGAACCGGCATCCAGGGCAGCGATGCTGGTGCTGTTCAGGCCGCTGCTGGTGGTCCGCGCGGCGGTCACCTTGTAGCTGCGGCCATCGCTGGACTGCAGCAGCGTATCGACATCCAGCACCGCCCCGGCCGAAGCCATGAAGCTGACGTTGCCACTGGCCGCCTGGGCGGCCTTGCGTGGCTGGTTCAGGCGCAGGGCGGCGATTCGTTCCAGGGTCGACTCATCGGCCTTGTCCGGCAGGATCTGCTCGGCGATCCAATCCAGGTAGCCATACAGGCCAAAGGCGGCGCCGCTGAGGGTTCGGGCCAGGACTTGGGCATCGGACTGGCGCAGCGAATCGCTGGCCAGGTCGCTTTGGGTGCGCTTGATCAGCACCGGCAGCGAAGGCGTTTCAAACGGCATAGGTCACCTGCCAACTGTGTTCGGGGTTGATGTCCAGGCGCTCGCCACCGGCCAGTACCAGCACGATGCGCAGGTTCAGGCGTTGGGCGTCGAGGCGTTCGCTGCTGATGTCCACGGCGCTGCAATGGCCATCGTCGATCAGCCATTGCAGGGCTTCGCGGGCGTAGAACTCGGCATCGAGCTGGGTCTGGCGGGTCAGCTTGACCCGGCGCAGCAACCACAGCCGCGAGCCGATGCGGTCGTCGGCCACCGTGGGAAAACTGTCGCCCCACCAGCCGAAGCGCTCGTCATCGTCGAGCACGTCATCGTCGGCGGCGCGGCGCCAGGTGTAGAGGCTGATCAGCACCGCACGGGTCAGCGCGGTCTTGAGGTCGTGGCTGAGGAACATCATGGGCCTCCCACCGGTGCGCCGGTCTGGCCGGGGCCCGGCTGCACGCCGGCATGCTGGTGGCGCATCTGGCTGATGCCACCGGCCACCTGGTCGCCCTGGGAGACGATCTTGCCGGTCTGGGTCAAGGTCGGCGTATCGATGTTCACCGCCGTGTCCGCCCGGATGTTCAGGGTGCCGGTCTGGATATCGATCACCCGGCCACGCTTGAAGTGCACCTTGTCGCCTTCGTCGGTGTAGATCGCCACCTCGCCGGGCGCCAGGGCCTGGAGGCGATAGCGGCGATCAGCGACCACCAGCACCACGGCGTGAGAGCGGTCGCCACCGAGGAAGGTGGCGATGCCTTCGGCCCCGGCCAGCGGATTGCTGGTGAAACCGTAGGGCTCGAAATGCTCCATGTCGTCATTCACTTCGCCAGCGGTCAGGCGCATCTGGAGCGATTGCAATTTGTTGGCCGAGTTGGCGAGCACGACGGTGCCGCGCGCCAACAGGCGTGTCAGTAGGCTCATGGTGGATTCCTTGGCTGGCCCGGGCCCGACGCATCGAGCAGGCAATGGCGGGCCCCGGTGGCCTGTACGCCGCCGGGGGCGGCTCAGGTTTTCGCGGGGACGGGGTTGGCGTCGAAGGTGTGTGGCGGCGCCACTTGCAAGGTGGTGATCGAGCCCTGTTCGGAGAGCGAATAGGTGACCTTGGAGATCAGCATGTCCTGGTCGAAGCCCAGGACCTTGTCGATCACCCGCACCAGGGTGTTGTGCCGCCACAAATCGCCGTTGCCCTGGCGCCAGCCCTGGACCCGATAGCTGGTGGTCAGCGCCTTGCCCATGCGGGTGGCACTCTCCCAGTCGGCCCGCTGCTGGGCCAGTTCAGGGGTCAGCTGCGCGCTTTCGCTGATCACCGTGACCCGCTTGCGCGCCATGCTCGGGTCCCGGGCCTGGCCCGAGACCTCGGCGACCGCAGCGCCGCTTTTCTGGTCGCTGCCCTTGTGCTGGCCAATGACCCGGTACTCGGAGAACACCTGGCTGAAATCCAACGGCGCATTGGCCGACAGGATGTTCTTGCCCAGCTCCAGGGCATCGCTGGCCCGCCCGCTACTGCCGGGCTTGGCCAGCAGCACGCGGCCCTCGGCGTCATCGGTGGAGAACACCCGGTACAGGGTCAGCAACCGGTCGATGGACTGGAACACCGTCTCCCCGGGCACGATGCTGTGCTTGCCGAGCTTGGCGGTCTGCGAGATCTCGCTGACCACGCCCACGCCATAGGCGCCCGCCAGGGCCTGGACGATGCTCAACAGGCTCTGCTCCTGCCACTGGCTCGGGCGGTTGATGGCCGCGCAGTCGGCCAGGTCCTGGGTCAACGAACTGCCTTCGATGCTCAGGCTGACCTGGTGCGCGTCATAGCTGACCGGCGCCTTGTACACGTAGCCGGTGAGCACCAGGTCGCTGCCGATACGCACCTGGCAACGCGAGCCGGGCTTGATCGGCTTGACCTCCAGTTGCCCCGGCCACTGCCAGGTGATGTTGAGGCTGAAGCTGCGGAACTGGCGCTCCAGGTCCGCGCTGATCTCGACGCTTTTCCAGCCGCCGTAGTCCAGGCCGTCAACGGTCAGGGTGACGGCATCTTGTGCTGGGTTCATGGCCTACACCTCGGCGATTTTCAGATCGGCCGGCGGCAGGAAGCCTGGATGCACCGCCTTGTTGCGCTGGCTCACCTCACCGACCCGGGTGGCGTCGCCAAAGCGCTGGTAGGCCACCACCAGGGCCGGCAGGCTCTGCTTGGGCGACAGGGTCAGCAGCCGCACTCCGGTGGACGACACCGCCGTGAGATGGCCGAACAGCTGCTGGCGCAGGCTGTTGAGCGCCTGGTAATGCAGGGCATCGGCCTTGAGCGCGGCCTGCCAGATCACCTCATTGAGGGCATCACGCAAACTCAGCACATCCTCGGCCACCGGTACATCCAGGCGGCGTACCGGCTGGACCGCCTGCTGGGCCACCGAGGGCGTGGAGTTGAGCTTGACCACCGGCGCTGCCGCCGGCATCTGCGCGACCTGGTAGCCGAGCTTCACCAGCAGCATGTCCTGCACCAGGTTGGCCATGGCCTGGGCCGCGGCCACCGTATCCTTGCCGGTGGTGAGCTTGGGCGTATCGATCTTCTTCGCCGCCTCGACCTGTTGCGAAGCATTGGCCAGCACCCCGCGATAACCCTCGCGGGCGAAGTCCTTCAGCTCGCGGATGTCCTTGAGCAAGCCCTTGAACTCGGCGCTGACTTCCCGGGGCAACTCCTTGAGCGCCAGCACCAGCTGGCGCAGGTCCTTGTAGGTGTCGATCAGCTCCTTGAACTCATGCTCGATCACCGCGTAGACGTCCTTGAGGCAATCGCGCAGTTCCTTGACCGCGATCCGTGCGGCCTTGATCAGGCTGATGACCTCCTCGAAGCGCCGTACCGCCGAACCCAGCAGGCTGTCGGCGGCCACCAGCAATTGCTCGCGGGAGTTGACCACCGCCGTGGGGAACAGCAGCGGCTGGTCGGGGTGGAACTTGAGGGCGAACGTCACCAGGCCGCCGTCCTGGCGGGTATGGGTCATTTCGCACTCGCCGACCTTGACCTGCATCCGTCCCAGCCAAGGGTGGACCAGTTCCCCGGCCCCCTGCTCCAGGGCCTGGAGCAGCTGGTCGCGCTGCCCCAGGCAGTTCTCGCCCACGATGAAGGCCGTCAGGTCGTGGACCTTGGCCTGCTGGCCGAGCCCTTCATAGAAGGGCTGGTCGCGCTGGGGGTACTCATGCAACTGGCCCTTCTGGCCCACCGGGGTCTTGGCCTGGTCGACCCAGAAACCGACGCCGCGAAACGACGCCGGCAACAACCGATCACGCCAGCTCATTGGAACCTCCTAGGGAAAGTGAGCGATAGCCGATGCGCGGAGTCACCGCCAGGCCCGGCTGGTTGGTCTGCGGCTGGCTGGTGCGCATGCCCGCCGGGGCGTTTTCGAAGCGCACCGTCAGGCCGCCTTCGAGTTGCGTGCGATTGTTGGCCGCACTCTGTTGCACCAACGCACCAGAGCCCTGGTTCAGGTTGCGCGCCGCCGGCGAAGCCTCGGCACCGAAGAATGCCGGGGCCAACTGGCCCTTGCCTTCGGCGTTGGTGCGCTGCTGGGCCTCGGTCAGGCCTTCGACCTTGCCGGTGATCTTGGCGATGAAGCCGCCAAAGCTGCCGCCGAGCATTTCCCGGATACCGCCCAGGGTGCCCTTGAGCTTGTCCCAGAACGCCGAGAACCAGTCGGCGATGGGCTGCCAGTTGGCCGTTACCATGTCCATGGGCGACCAGTTGAACAGCTCCTGCAAGAACCCCTGGACCGGCGCCGTGATCGCCAGCAGCGAGTCCCACAAGCCACTGAAGAATCCGGCCACGGGCTCCCAGGCCGCATTGATCAGCGGCATCGGCGACCAATCGAACAACGCCCGAAAGAACTCGCCCACCGGCGCGCTCAGCGCCAGCAACTGGTCCCAGGTGGCCAAAAAGAAGTCCAGCAGCGGCTGCCAGTTATTGATCACCAGACCCAGGGGCGACCAGTCGAACAGGGTCTTGAAGAACCCCAGCACCGGTTCCGCCTGGGCCCGCAGGCCATCCCAGCACTGCCCGAAAAAACCCAGCAGCGGCTGCCAGTGGTTGATCACCAGGCCCAGGGGCGACCAGTCGAACAGGGTCTTGAAGAACCCCAACACCGGTTCCGCCTGGGCCCGCAGGCGATCCCAGCTGCGTCCGAAAAAGCCCAGCAGCGGCTGCCAGTTATTGATCACCAGGCCCAGGGGCGACCAGTCGAACAGGGTCTTGAAGAACCCCTGCACCGGTTCCGACAGCGCCCGCAAGCCATCCCAACAGCGCCCGAAGAAGCCCAGCAGCGGCTGCCAGTTGTTGATCACCAGGCCCAGGGGCGACCAGTCGAACAAGGTCTTGAAGAAGCTCATCACCGGCACCGACAGTGCCCGCAACAGCTCCCACAGCGCCGAGAACAACCCGGTCAATGGCTGCCAGTTATCGATCACCAGCCCCAGCGGGCTCCAGGAAAACAAGGTCTTGAAGAAATCCAGCAGCGGCAACGCCAGGGCCTGGATGCCCTGCCACAAGCCACTGAAGAACTCGCTGAGCGGCGCCCAGGCCTGGGTCGCCTCGCCGACCACCGAGCTCCAGAGCCCGGAGAAGAACCCCGTGAGCGCGCCCCAGGCACCGGCCAGGGCCTGCAACGGGCTCCAGCCGAACAGGCTCTTGAAGGTAGCGAAGGCCACTTGCGCCGCCTGCTGCAGGCTGTTCCAGATCCCGCTGAAGAACTCGGATATCGGCTCCCAGTAGGCCACGATCAAACCGGCGGCCACGGCGATCGCCGCCGCCACGATGCCCACCGGCGAGGCCAAGAGGCCGACCACCGCCGCCAGGCCCATGGCCCCGGTGGTAACCACGGTGAAAGCCACGGCCGCTGCGGCCAAGCCTTCCACCAGGGCCGGGTTGTCGGCGACGAAGGCACCGACACTGCTGATCAGCGGGGTCAGCCCGGTGATCAAGTTGTTGACCGCCGGCAGCAGTGCCTGGCCCATCTTCAGCGACACCCCTTGCAAGGCGTCGTCGAACTGCTTGAGGTGGGCCGAGGTTTCACCCAGGGGCACTTGCGGTGCCTTGAGCTGGGTGAGTTGCTGGCTGCTGGCTTGCAGGTCGTCCTCGGCCTTGATCGCCTGCTTGATGCCATGGATGAACGGCTCCAGCAGACCGCCACCCTTGATGAAGCCGCCCAGGTCGAGGGAGCCGAGGCCACTGTCCTCGATGCTCTTCTTGAAGGCGCCGATCCTGGCGCGGATCCCAGACATCTGGGCTTCGAGTTTCTGTGCGCCGAGCACCACCACGGACATGTGCACCGTGGTCTGGATGTTCGTCAGGCTCATGCTTTGTTGAATATTCGCCATCACTGCACCTGCTGCATCGCATTGATCCGTTGCGCGTGCTCCAGTGACTCGCGGAGCACATCCAATGGCCTGGCCATCATCTGTTCGGGGTCAACCTTCCAGAACCAGGCCAGGTCATAGGCGGCCGCGATCAGGTCGCCGATGGCTGCGACGCCGCACTCATGAAAAAACTCGCGACGGCCCAGCTCAGGCCGTTGAGGTCGGCCAGGTCCAGCTGGTTCACCGAGGACGGTGGGATACCGGCGCAGACCGCGATGTACTTGGCCGCGACATCCATGTCCAGGCTCACTTCCTCGCTCTTGTCGATCCGGTACGGCAGCGCCTTGATGTTGCGCACCTCCTGCACCGTCGGGCGGCGCAGGGTCAGTTCATCGAGCGTTTCGCCGTGGGCCTCGATGGCCACTTGCAGCTTCACGACTTGAGTCATTGCCAGGTCCCCTTCACGCCGTTGAACACCAGCGCGATGCTGGCGTCGTCGCCCTTGGATACCGGCTCATCCACCAGGTAGGCGCCGGCCAGGACGAAGACCTTGCCGTTGTTGAATTCGCAGGTGACGGTCATGTCGGTACCGGCCACCAGCTGCTTGAGCGGGAAGTCCGGGGTGTGCAGCGCCGTGACCTTGAACGTCGGGGTGACCTCGACTTCCTTGTAGAAACCCGGCACGACGGTTTCACGCTTGGTGGACATCAGCGGCGCCTCGCAGCCGCCGTTGATCGTCAGTTGAGCACCGTCGACCTTGACGTAACAGGTGCCCGCAATCACTTGACCCATGGTGTTTCTCCCTTCAATAAAAAGCCCACGCAAGGTGGGCTGGATTCACAGTCGAACGCCCGTTCAGGCGACGTTGTCGTACTGCAGGCGGAACTGGTTGAGCAGCGCGAACACTCGCAGGCCGTTGATGTAGTCCGGCGGGAACAGCACGTTGATGCGGTTCGGGTCCCGGGCATCGCGTTCCACCACCAGGTGCTCGGCGAACAGCTCGGCGTTTTCCACATGGCCTTCCAGCTCCAGCTTGGCGTACTGGGCGATCAGCTCGCCGCGAATGGTGCTCGGGGTGACGATCGGCTGGCCGGCGCCGAAGCGGGTGCCGTCGGCGGCCAGTTTGTGGCGCCCGTACTTGCTGGTGATCACGCTTTGCAGGCGGCGCACGATGTAGGCCGACTGGTGCAGGGTCTCGCTGTCCAGGTAGGAGTTGTCCGCCTGGCCGAAAGCGTTCTTCTGGTAGGTGGTGATCGAACGCTGGATGCGCACGTAGCCGCCTTCGTAGTAGGCGGTGGCGATGCCGTAGTTGAGCAGTGACTGGCGCTCGGTCAGGGTGAAGCGCTCGCTGGCCGCGGCCGGGTCCAGGCCCGGCAGGCTGCCGCTCTGGGTCGGACGGCTGGCATCGGCGGAAATGAACACCGCGGTGCGCGCGGCCAGTGCCGCAGCCTGGACCCAGGCCGGTTGCGGAACGCCCGGTTCCAGGGCCTGGATGGTCATGTGCTGGTCGTTGCGCGCCTGCCCGGCGGCGACCAGGGTGCCCACGGTGCCGCGCTTGGCGGTGTAGACATGGCCGAACAGCTGCTTGGCCCAGGACCAGCGACCCACGCTGTCATCCATGACCGCTTGCCAGGTGTTGAGGCTGGCGACGTCGGTCCAGGGCATGCAGATGAACTCGAACGGCTCATCGCCCAGGGCGGCGACCGCGGCGACCTGGTCAGGCACGCCGGCACCACCGGCCATCTTGCCGATGACGATGGCCAGGACTTCCGGGGCGCTCTCGACATTGCTCTTGCCCAGGCGATTGAGCTGCAGGCTGATGTCGTTGCCGCTGTCGCCGGTCCACTTGGCGTTCAGGGTCACCACGCCTTCGGCGGCGCTGGCACTCAGCGGCAGGTCGGCCGAGGTGTTGATCTTCTGCACCAGGGCGGTGGCCGCCTGGGCTGCGGTGGCACCCTTGGCGATGGCGGCATGGACCCGCACGCCGCCAACATAGAGGTTGAGCACGCCGCTCACGGTGGCGCTGCCGGTCAGGGTCAAAGTGCCCTTGGCCACGCTGCCTTCGCTATTGTGCAGCGGCAGGCACCAGATCTCGCCGACCGGGTCGGTCTTGCGGAAGGTCTCGTACATGGAGGCCAGCATCGAACCCTGGCCGCCGATGCTCTTGGCCAGGGCCACGCTGGACACCAGCACCAGCTTGCCTACGTCGCTGGCGGGCACATTGTCGTTGACCTGGGCGACGATCAGGCGGCGCATGGCCGACGAGGCGCTATTGGCCGCCGAGTTGTCCATCTCGGCATAGAACAGCGGAACACGAATGTCCGCGGGGATATTGCTGAATCCGATCGCCATTATTGGGCTCCCTTCGGTTGTGCCGCTTGCACGGCGTTGATGGTGATATCGCCATCGGCCAGACGGCGACGCCACCAGGCGTTGTCCGTGACTTCACGGCCAGTGACCGGCAGCAGGTCGCCCGCTTCCGGATCGGGTACGGCACGGCCAGCGGCCGGCAGCACGGTGATGCGTTTGCTCATTGCTTCAGCTCTCCTGAGAAAGTCAGCTCCAGGCGCCCATCAGGGCCCGGGCTTTTCAAATTGGGATCCGCCGGATCGATGGCATCGACCCGCACCGTGACCCCGGTAAAGGACGGCAAGCCGTCGAGTTCACGCTCATGCCAGGTTTCCGCCGGCTGCCCGGAACGATTGCGCCCCAACTGAAACTC